CACCGGGCCTGTCTTCATGCATCTGCCTGATCGTATCGATCCGCGTCTGGTTATAACTAAGACCAGAAAGCAGCTGCTCGAAAGGCAGCAAATCTGAATCGTTCAACGGAGGAAAATGCGCCTCACATATCTCATCAACAATTCGCCTCTTGACCGCCATGTGTTTCGGATTCGGTTTAGGGGTGCTCCCGGCGCCGCGATGGGCCAGCCCGGCCAGTGTGGTTATCGCATGCCCTCTGTCTGAGACAGGCATTGCCACCCCGCTGACAGCGAAGGGAGAAAAAGTGGCCATCACCCTACGATCCGCAGTAGGCACTGCTTGCACCTTCTCCACCTTAAGCGCCTTATCATTCCACGGGGATCGGCCGATGTCGTTCATCGTCACATTTCTGAATACCGCGTCATCGACGCGGTAGCCAAACACGCCGTAGACCCCATCTTCAGGCATTTCGTGGTGTCGCGTCAGGGCGGCCGGGCTGGTCCTCATCCCGATCCCACCCGGGTTCCACCAGGGGTCGACTTCGTCCTGTCCCGCCCTAGCCTTCTGGGCCGTCTTAGCAGGCGGTGCGGCCGCGTGAATCGCCGAGCGTACCCAATCGGTCGCTGCGAGCCTGCGAGTCAGCTCTCCACCGCCGTCACAGAATTTGTAAAACCCGTCGTAGACTGAAACGGGGACAGCACTCAAGCCTCCCAGATATCGCGTCCGGGCGTCCGTGAGTGCCCACCGCAGCACTTGTTGTTGGTTCTCCCCCCTGCAGCGTCTCTGCGCCTCCTCATCCGAGGACCACGTGATGTAATTGACGCGATTGTCGCTTACATCGTGGTAAAATGGGACGCCATCATACATTGTGACGGCCGGCGGGACAAACAAGCCAACCGCAGGAGCATCGCGGAGGGAGCCCCAGCCCAAATAGGCGGGGACGGCCAACCACCCGCCCACCGTGCCCACAACGGAGCCGACAGGCGATGCCACGACGGAGACAGCCCCCGCGACCAGATCCCGGAGCCACCAGAACCCGACTTGAGAAGCGGTGATAGGCAGTGTCAACATCACCAAAATCGACTCGAGAATATGCAGGATCATAAAACTCAGCGAGTGGGCCAAATAGGCTCCAAAGACCACCCACGAGAAACAGCAGAATATCACAACGCCGATCCCATACCTGGACCTCGACCACGCAGGCCGGCCAAAAATCGACTCCCGAAAAATCGTCACGTCTAACTCAGGCGTTGCAATTTCATCTCGCGCCGCCTTAACGTGGTCCAAATAGACGCACGTGTTTTCCATAATGGCGTTTCGCACCATATAGGAAGCATTCCAATTTATCTTGGGGCACTTAGGTATAGCCCTCCGCACACTCTTGCTGACCTCGGCCTTTGTTTTAAGGCTAGTAATTGACGCCCCGAAGTGGTTAATAGCGGCGCAGCTGACCAGTAATGGCTCTAACTCGTACGTTCCCACATGTATCACCAGCCCGAGCCTGTGCCACTCAAGACGGTAGGTTTCAGTTCGGAGCATCCACCCTATTTCCATGTCATATCGCCGAGGGCCGTGTGACGACTCGATCGGACGCTTGTCATCCTGGAAGCTCGTGTCATATCGCTCATCAAATGGGCGCTCAAGATCGCATGGCTGGAGTCGGACTTCCAGCCGGCACGTTGTTTCGAACCACAAATAGTACAATAGGACACTGGCGGGCG